AACCCTTTTCCATTAACGTTATATTTCTTCATTCCATCTTCTATTACGTTTATTTGTCTTAATGTTAATTTCATAATTAACAGCTCCCTTTATTTAAGTTAATTTCATTTTAAACTATTGTTTTCTAAAAGTCAACAACTATTTATAAACCTTCTCCACGCATTCTAACTTTAAATGATAAGTCATTGCTGTTATAGTACTTTTTATAGAACGCTATCGACTTTTTAAACCCTTCTTTTTCAATGTATCCTATTGCGTTTGGTCTGTAATCCCCAGAAACTAAAATCTGTACGTCTAATTTTCCGAACTTATCGACGTAGTGTTTTAACTCCTCTTCACTCATTGTTACATCTAACAAGTCAGTGAATACCATTCTTTCAACTTTCATTATTCGCCACCTCTTCCATATATTTAATTTCATCATTATAAACTTCTATTGCTATTTCGTGCCAATCAATACATACTGTGAATTCTTTCAAAAATCTTGTAATAGGATTATTTTCCGCTGTTTGGCTTTCAATCCATTTTTCACACTTCTTTTCAATTTCATGTATAATATCAAATTCATCTTTAGTTATATCAATAGAACCGTTTTTCACTTCATTTACAATTATTTCGTTCATGTCGTCTAAAAAGTGTTTCATAGCAAATTGCGTTTCAATGTTCATTATTCTTCACCTCTACTTAAAACTAATTCATCGCTATAAAATTCATACGTTACGTTTTCAATACCGTCTAACACAAGGTTACCTTCTTTATTTACAAAAATGTTAATTGAAACCTCTTCACCGCTAATATTAATTTTTACGTTTTCCGCTACCTTTTTCATTGTAAAACATCTCCCTTTTTTAAGTTAATTTCATTTTAAACTATCTTTTACTAAAAGTCAACAACTAATTAAATAATGATTCCCACTCGGACGGAGGGTTTAATAAAGAATTACATTTACAGATAGCACGGTTTAACCAACGGCGTTCATTATCATCTGTGCGCGGGTCTTTTAGTTGAACCTCATAATATTTAGTAGCCTGTTTTAACTCTTCATTAGTCCAATCATTAACCTTTGAAATATCATCGAATTTCGTCATATGTAACAGCTCCCTTTTTTTAAGTTAATTTCATTTTATCATCTTGTTTTCTAAAAGTCAACAACTATTTTTAAAATTGGGAACCTCCTTTTTAAAGGAAGTCCCTTTCATTATGCCCCGCCTCTGACATAGCGCGCTCGTTTGCGGTGTTAAAGCGTCGCGCCTCTTCCCTTTCTGCCTTGTCTAGCTCATTTCGTAAATCATGTAGTTTATCTTTTACGAACTCGATTTCTTCATGAAGGTAGTCTTTTTCTTCGAACGTGGTCGCTTGCTTTATATCTATTTGTAGTACACCTAAACTCTCTACAAATATTTCAATTTCTTCTATGATATCCGTAATATCTCGCATGATGTAACCCCCTTATTAAGTTATCCTTATTGTAACATAGGTGTTTTCTAAAAGTCAACAATTAATTTTCGATACAAATTCCTTGTTCTGCTAAATGCTCTAATACTTCGCTTTCATCATCAAAATTGTATGTTTCCCCGTTGAACTCGTTAATACCGTAATACCCGAACACGTCACACACTTTTCTTTCGTCACTATCCGCGATATCGCAAGTACTTTCAACGGCTTCCCATTCTATCCAGTCATCTTTTAAATCCACATAACCCTCTTCTATCATGAAACCATCTTCACCGCATGCCGTATTCATATTAGTTAATTTAACAATGTAGTAACATTTATCATTAGGATAATCAGCGTCTTTTTTAACAAATTCGCCTCCCCACTCCATCGGGTTTGCGTCCCCGTAATTTTCCCATGAGTCATCTTTATTAATTTTTCCTTTGAATTCTGCAATAATACGTTTTGCGATGTCTTCCAAGTCTTCCATATAACTATTAGTATCAATATCGGCTCTTTCCTCTTCTATACGTTCGTCAAGCTCATTAATATCTAACTTTTCTAATTGGTCATGATTTAACCCTTCCAACCATTTATTAACAACTACAGCAATGTAATTATAGTATAGTTCCGTTTCGTTATTATATAAAACTTGTGTATAATACTGATAGTAACCTGCTTGGAAAATCTTGTCTAGGTCTGGTTGTTCCCCGCGTGGTGTCTCACATAAGCCCTGAGACATCGCCTCTTCTATATACTCTTTCATGTCATAAGCGTTTTTCCATAATTCATGTGTATAGATTGGGATAAATTTATCAGCGATTTCTTGAATAGCGTCGCAAACATAAGTTGAACCATCATACTCATAAAACGCCTCTAATACATCGATATCCCCTTCTAAAGCCTCTAAAGTGTCATATTGTGCTAACTCTAATTGTTTTGTCATTGTAAAACATCTCCCTTTTTTAAGTTACTTTCATTTTAACTCTTTATTTACTGAAAGTCAACAACTATTTAAAATTTATTTTAGTTGCTACCCACGGGGATAAACCCCGCGACGCTGTGAGCCTAAAGCCTGTTTATACTCGCTCACACGAGTTCGAATCTTATTTCGTATTCTTCGTTATCATGACAAATCATTACAAGGTGACCTTGTGTAGTTACCGCGAAATGACTTATAACTATGTCTTCATAAGTAAATTCACCGTTACAAACGTTATACATTGCATAGTCGCTAGATGATGTATAAGCAAGCCCTAAAGCCTCTGTATTGAAATCAAAGTCTTCATCATTATAATAAGTATCGATTACTCTTTCAATCCCGTAAATTTCAAGCTCTGTCATTTCCTTTTTAAATTCTACATTCCAATTAATTTCTCTGATTTCCATTTTATATTCCACCTTTTTATATGTTTTTTTGTTTCTGTAATCATTGTAGCATGCATCTTTCCTAAAAGTCAACAACTATTTTTATTTTTTAGATTCAACCCACAAACCATATATTTCTAATGCAGACATCTCGCTCATTTCTTCCCAGATACGTTGTTCTTCCTGTGAGCAATACCCTAGTTCGTATAAATCGAAACAAGTATCAAGCGCGCTCATGAATTCCTCCAATCTATCATACTTTTTCATGATTTCCATGTGCATTTTTTTACCTTCTAAAAATTTTGTATAGTTCATTTAAACTCCACCTTTTCATATGTTTTTTATTTCTGTAATCATTGTATCACGTTTGTTTTCTAAAAGTCAACAACTATTTTTAGTAACCTTTTTTAGCTCTTGTTTTACTCCACATTTCTTGCATTGTTTCCTTGATGACCTCCACAGGTATATCAAATACTCTTGAATGCCACGCAATAGCTTTTTGCACGTTTTCACTATCTAAAGATAACCCCGCCTCTTTACACTGTAATACCAGACCTTGAATTTTACCGATGTTTTCTTTATTCATAACTAACAGCTCCCTTTTTTAAGTTAATTTCATCTTATCATCTTATTTACTAAAAGTCAACAAATTTTTTTTAATCTATCTCAATTTCTTCTCCAACTGTTTTAAGTAGCATAACACTAATAGAATAGCCCTCACTTTTCGGAAACTTCTCTTTGAAAATAGGTAAAACCTTGTTTAGCTGTACTTTGCTTGTTATACTGTGGTCACTAGTTGCGAAAAAGTGCCAGTTATCTAAACTTACATTAATTTTATAATACATTGTAACATCTCCCTTTATTTAAGTTACTTTCATTTTATCATCTTGTTTTCTAAAAGTCAACAACTATTTTTTAACTAATATCGGTAATCTTTTCATCATGTCGAACCATAAAGAGTTTCCATTTTTAAAAGGAGATTCAACTATTTTAAACTTAATTCTCATTTTAGTTCTAACTGGGAAAAATTTAACCTCTGTCATATATACATCGTATCT